CTGTCATAGCGTCGCCGCCATTGTCCTCGCTGTCGTCTTCGTCGCCCTGGCTGTCGTCCGGCGTGTCGTCAATTGCCTCGCCTTCGGCCATTTCTTCAGCTGGGCTGCCGATCTCCATCCAGTTTGCCGGACGATAGCGGGCCTCGCCATCCTCGCCGAGCGTCGGCATGTTGAGCAGTGCACGTGCCTCGTTGTGGTTGATGATGCCGGATTCCAATTGCCTGTACAAGCCGTTGATTTTGCTCTCAAAGCTCATCTGGATCAGGGCTTCGCGGTTGAACTCGATCAGGTGCGTATCGCTTACCCGCTGCTGCTCCGTCAACAGCTTATCCTCGCATTCGTTTTCCCATGTCTTGAGCCACGGCTGCAGCGTGTAATCCAGATACGATTGAGCCTCAGACTCAAGCGAATTGTGGCTCGTGCGTGTGCTGTCGCCGAGCATGTGCGGTGGTACGCCAGTGATATTGCTGACCGTCGCCCGGATCTCGTGTTCACGGGTCTGCAGGAATTGAGCCTGATCGGGGCTAATCTGCAGTTGCTGAAATTTCACACCATCCTGAATCAGGGCCACCTTGTGCGATTGACTGAGGCCAGACTGCATCGAATTCCACGCCTGCATTGTGTTGCGGATCTTCTCCTCCGTGAAGTGGCCTGGGATCATGAGCAGGCCGGACATATTGGAGCCTTGGCCGAAGAATCGGGCGCCAAATTCCATTGCTGCCATGCCGACGCCCATTGCGTCTGCCATCAGCTCAAGAATCGGATAGCCGACAATGCCATCCGGCCCCAGCCCGCGGATGTGCAGCATGTCGCGGCTGCTGACTCGCACCGCCTCTTGATTGAAATAGGTGACATACCAGATGTCGCCATCCATCACACGCACAAGCGTGTTTGCGGGGTTCCAGATACTGAGGCTGACAGGCCTGCCCTCGACGCGGTCGATGCTGGCGTAGGCATTGCCATGCAGCAGGGCCAGTGCCGTCATGGTCCGGCGAAATGTGTAGGCGTTGATATATTCGCTTGCGGAGCGGTCCAGCAGTGCCTGCGCAGGGTGTCTCAAATCCACCTTTTTGCCGCCGCCTCGCTGACGGCGAAACACGTCAAACGGCAGACCGGCAACACTGGATGAAATCAGGTTAATGGCTCGCCAGAGTGGCGGGTAGCCCATTGCGGTTTTAGCGGTGACGCGACTGCCGCTGGTGGCGCGGATCTGCGGAAAGTCGCCGCCCATGCTGATTGAGCGCCACAGATGCTCCTCAGACCGTGCGGCCACTGGCGACGGATTGGCAAGAATGGTTAGTCCGTAGGTATCCATCACAGATCCTTAGAGCAGGATGACGCCAGATCCGGCTGAAGAATATGCGGCGCCGGTTTCGCCGTGTTGAATTGCCAATGCCATCGCCATCAGCATTGCACAGATCCCGTCAATTTTCTCCGCTGATTTTCCCTTGTCCGGCCGAATGTTACCAGATGCATCCGTCTTGTGCGAGACGTTAGCGGCCATCCATCGCAAAACGGCGTTTCCGTCGTGCCGAAATTTGCCTGTTGCCAGCAGTGTCAGCAGCCTCTTAAATGGCTCGTTGTAGGTGGAAAATGACTGCGGCATCTTAACCAGCAGATCGTTAGGGATGCCGATCTCTTTCAGCAACTGGATCACGCCTGTGCTGTTCCAAGGGTCGTAACCAATTCGCATTACCTCGTATGGCTGCAAAATCTCGAAAATATGCTCAGACAACTCTCGGACGTCTACTTCGTTGCCGCTGGTCAGCGTAACCCAGCCGTGCGAGGCGAAGTTGCGGATCATTCGCTGGTCTTGTCCGGCTCGCTGGTCTACAGTAGCCTCCGGCAGCCAAAACCAAGGGAACACCGTAAATCCGCCGTTGTCTTCAGGGAACACCAAAGCCAATGCCGTTACGTCGCGTGTGCTCGACAAGTCCAGTGCCGCGAAGCATGGCCTTCCGTGATAGTCCTCCGGCCGAATATCTTGCCTGCAGTTGTCCCAATGAATCATGCTGACAATGCGGTTTGCCTGCTCGGTCCATTGGTTCAAATGGAGCTGGCGAAACGTGTTCTCGAACGCCGGGTTTTCTGCTGCCCGCCGGGCCTGCTCTCGCAGGTAATCAATACTGACAGCCTCGCCCAGCAGTGGGTTGGCTTTTCGCCACGTGGTTTCCTCGCGCCAGTCGTCGTTGGGATCTGCGCTGAACAGCACTGGGTAAAATGACGGGTCGTGAATCATGCCGTCGCGGACTGCAATTGCGTACTGATGCAGTTCCCAGCAGATACTGCTGCGGTCATGGCCTGCGGTTGTAATTGCAAATGTCAGCGGCTGTTTTCGGGCGCCCGTGGATGTATCGAGAACGTCCCAGAGATTGCGGTCGGGTTGCGTGTGGAGTTCGTCGAAGATGATTCCGCTGGCGTTGAATCCGTGGGCGCCCATGTGGTCCGCTGAAATGGCGCGATAAAATGACTGGCTGCGTTTGTGCAGCATTCGCTTTGTCGATTCCCTCAGCATCACGTGCTTGCCAAGGACGTTTGATTTCTTCACCATGTCGGCCGCCATGCCGAATACGAGGCTGGCCTGATCTCTGGTGGATGCTGCGGAATACACCTCGCCGCCTTGCTCGCCGTCGCAGAGCAGCAGGTAAAGAGCGATACCCGCGGCCAGTGTGGATTTGGCGTTTTTGCGCGGGATCTCCACATAGGCTTTGCGGTATCGGCGGGTGTGGTCGCTGCGGCGTTTCCAGCCGAACAGGTCGCGGATGATCTTGGCATGCGACTCGTGCAGGATAAACGGCGTGCCGGCTTTTTCGCCCTTGACGTGGCACAGGCAGTCAGGAAAGAAATTGACGGCACGGGCTGCGGCCGCGTCGTCAAAGTAAAAATCGGCGTCATCCAAAGTAGCGGGCCTCGATGTTCACAGTGTCGTCGCTTTCCTTGTCTTTGGCCGCCGCCATCCGCTGACGACTCAGGTGATTCAAGCCGAGGTCGTTGCTGTAGGCTCGCACCAACTTCCACGACTCCGCTGAAATCTGCACACAGGGATGCTTGATGAGTGTGCCACGGGCGCCGGTCAAATACATGCCGTCCTGTGCGACCTGCTCATCCGCCTTCTTTGCCTGCTCATAGGCGACACACAACCCCTCAACGTGCGTCGCGTCAATCTTGTCGATTAACTGGTAGTGCTTCAGGCCAGCCACCACCTCCGCCCATTTTTTGGCCGCAATGCTGCCGCGCTCGAACGGGCATTTCGGGATTTTGCCTGTGGCTGCTGGCTTTTTCTTTTCGCGGCTTTTGCGAAATGTGCCATTGGTGATTTTCAGAACGTCGGGTTTTGGTTTGCCGCCCCTCATAAGTCCTCCAAGGTGCCCTTTACGCTTCACTCAACCATGGCTTGCATTTTCGCGCGTGTTGTGTGCGGTTTGCCGGCTCATGCTGCCCCACATTTTAGCCCCCTTCTCATTTTTGGGAATTCCCGCAGTTGGGAATTCTCATTTTTGGGACGCCATTTTGGCAGGTAGTAAAACCTGCCATTATTGCTGCTGGTGCGTCTTTTTGTTGTGACATTGCCGACAGATGCTCTGCAGGTTGCTCCATTGTGTCCTCAGAGGGTCGTTCGGTCCATTGAATGGTACGATGTGGTCAACCTCAGTCGCTGCCGCATTGTGGCACACCTCGCATACAGGTCGCTCTTGCCTCACCATGCGGCTGATACGTGCCCAGTGCTCATCGTAGCCTCTTTGCTTGTTGGTGCCTCGTGCTGCGTCAACAGTAGCCTTGCGTGTTGCACCACCGAATATAGGCGTGCTCCATGCCATCACACATCCACCCCGTGAATCAGGATATGCAGATCCTCTGCATCGGTCTTGCCTGTGGACTTCACAAATTTGACCGTGATTGTGCTGCAGCCATTACCCACAGTGCCGCCCGTCAGGGTAAACGAAATGCCCTTGTTGGCTGCGATGATGTAACTCTTTGTGGTCGTGTTGCCGTCAGTATCCCGCTCTGTGGTTGTGATCGTGGTTGCTATTGTCAGCACTGCCGAATTCGCGGCAGTGAGTGCCGCATCACTGCAGGTAATCGACGTAATACTGCTGACCGTCTCATTCGTGCCCAGCTTTGGGGCCAGATCGACATAATAGGTGTCACTGGCCTCGATGTGCTTTCGTAGGCACGGCATTTCTGGGGTTGCACAGGTCATTGCTTCTCCTCAGCGGTCCAAAGTCGATTTTGCGCCGATGCTGTCCAGTGTCGCCCTTGCAGTGTGCCAGTCCAGTGCCTCTGCTGTGTACTGGCGATCCACCCGGCGTTCGGTGGCTGAATGACGATCGCGCCGCCATTCGCTAAAGCCCACCCCGCAAACGCTCGGCCCTGAAATACTCGGGGCCGCATTATGTATCGACCGACGCTCATGTTTTTGTCAGGGTTGCCCCTGTCCTGTTACCGCTTGCGTCGAGTCCAGAATAGTCCACAGTAAACGTGCTCGCCCCGAGCGTGATCGTATACGTCTCTGCCGCCGTTCCTGCGTCGCTGATTGCGCCGGCGAGAACTGCGAGCAAATAGCCAAGCCTGTCCGGCATGACGCCTTGTATGTCCGCAATCGCGTGCACGTGGCTCGTCGGATCAATCAGCACCGTATCGCCAGCCACAGGAGCAGTCACCAGCGCCTCTTCCAGCGTCACAGTCACAGTCCCATCGCCGTTGTTCAAGGTCGTCAGAATCGGGCTGTTTTGGTTCTGGCTGGTGCCTGATGCCATCCACAAAATGGCGTGCTCAAGCGCCCCGGTTGGGTAGTCTATGCCACTCACCTTGAAAACGGTCGTTGTCGGTGTTGGGCTCGCGAGGATTGTGCCCTCCAGCACTGTGTTCGACTTGCGTAAAACGTCCATCAACTTGCCGAATGTGCCGGCGGTTGTGTGCTGGCTGTAAGCCTCATCCCAGACAGCGTCCGCAATCGGTGCCGCGTTGATTGTGGTGTTCGTCAATGCCACGGTCGCCGTTTTGTCCGCGATTTTACCCCAGTCCACGCCAGAATACCCCGCCGTCGCTGATGCCGACGTCGCCACCGTTTTTTCGATTGGAATGCAGCCGCTTTTGTACGCCACCACAACGAATGCCGTGTAGTCCGTCTCTGCCTGCGTCGGTGTGTAGTAAACGATTCCGCTCAGCGATCCATAGGAAACAGTTCCGCCACCAGCGGTTTCCGATCCGCCCTCAACTCGCACGGCAACAGACACGCCAGACGTTTGCACCACACCATCACTGATCTGCACAACTGCACCGATTGCGATTCGTGGAGGGCTGGCTGCGTTTCTGGGGTACATTATTTCAGCCCTCCACCGATGATGCGGGAGCGTTGTGAAGCATAGTGAGCACGGAAACCGGCTGGTTCGACGTATGCCCGCCGACGGGATCGACGTTGCAGCATTCCGCCGCGGCCAAGTTGGTACAGTTGTGACCACTCATTTGGCGACAGTCGCCGATTCCATGCGATTGCATCGAAATACTGGCCGCGAGCCGTCCTATCAAGATTTGCGGTGGCGTAATTGCCAATCCTAATCGGCGATGCAGCAGCACTTGGAGTAATCGTCGTAGATCCCGTGCCATCTAATTTTCCGTTTACCCAAACCTCAGCCGTCTGGCCCGTCCATGACATGCCAATTAACTGTAACACATTGCCCACGATTGATGTTGTTCCTGTCGCCCTTGTTCCCCCAGCCCAATAGGCATTTGCAACACTACCATTCTGCCAAAGAAACCAGCCAGAAAACCCATCTGCCTGTGTTGTTTTGCTGACTATCCCTGTGTCAGTTGGCGCCGATCCGAGTTTAACCCACGCAGCAACAGCAAAAGGCGCAACAAAATTCAAAGCCGTTGGGTTGCCGCAATCAATGAAATCAGTGGCGGTTAGATTTAATGCCGAAGCACCGCCTTGTATCACCCAGTCTGTGGCCGGGTCCATATTGGTCAGGGTGCCCCAGTTGTTGCCACGAGACACGTCATGCAATCGCGTTCCAGTCGGGCCGAGACACGGTGCCCAATAGCCCACGACGCCGTTCCAGAGATCCGGGTGGGCGGATTCGTCGTGTGTGGCGAAGTCTTGCCAAGATGGCTTAGTCATTGACTACCAGCCTTCGCGGAACAAGGTAAACGCGGCTGAGATTGTCTGACGCAGTCGCTCGATTTCGTGTTGCCTGCCCGCTGTTATTGTCCACCAGTGGGCTGACGTATCGGCCACGTGGACGGATAATTGAACTGGCCTGAACGAGCAGCGTGTCGGCGTCGTTCGTCACAACCAAAACAACTGCGGGTGATCCAATTTGGCGAAGGTTTGCGTCACTGGTTCCGAGCGTGTAAGCACCGTCCGAGCCAGTCAGTTTCGCTGGCCATGTTGTGTTGTTGAAACTGTACCCGAGGTAGAGTTCGTAGGTATTGCCCGCGGTCGGCGCAGTCCCCGTTTCAATCGCGAGGATTGCGAGATACTCGTCCTCCCAATTGGCCCCGAGGTCCACTGC